TTTGCCGAAGTAAACGTGATTAATTTATTGTTTGCAGTATTTTGTGTTTGCTTGGTAAGATTCTTTTCCAGTACTAATGCTGTGACCGTACTTTGCTGGCCAACTTTAATACTCAAACTCGGGGTTGAGGTAAGTTGTAATTCAAATACGATGACATCGGATGTCGGGTCAATGGGATCTCCTTGACCAACCATTTGAAAATCAATTGTAAATTTATTATCACCCTTCGGGAGTGTGTCAAAAAACGTTCGGTCGGCAGATACGCGGATGGTGGTGGTTTGATTGGGGGCCAGTTGAATGAATTTTGGGAATACCGTAATGCCCGATGGTGCCTGAATACTGAGCTTTACCTCATTTGCATCAATATTTTGTACCAAATATGATTTGTCCAGGGACGATCCAAACCCTACAGTATGTGTCACTGATATTGATTCTAATATCGGTGCGAATATGATTTTCTCAAGTGTAAATGCCATATTATCTTACCTGAATCCTTGCGTCAAAGTTGCCTTCACTGACAAAAATGGTTACTTCGTCTTGTATTGCGGTTGTAATAAATAGTTCCAACTCATGTTGTTGTACCCGTGCATCTGTTTTACTCTGTTCTATCAGATATTTTATTGCTTGTTTATACACTCTGTCGAGTAGGTCTGGCATGAACGACAACAAATATGAAAATTTGTCAATATACTGTAATTGTGTTCCCGGGGTTGTCCCGGTGAGAGCCCCGGCAATATCTGGGGTGGTCAAACTTTCAAAAGACTTCGCAGTATCATCAAGTATGTTTTCTGTATCAAATAATTGTTCAATGATACCCTGTGCCAGTCTCTTATTAACCGACGGGGGAACAAACTCAACAATTTGAAGTTGTTGTTCGGGGGTGATGTTATTTGGAAATTTAACAACAATCTCAGTTCTGGAGGGAGATATAGTACTAATGATCAGTTGATCGTCGATGGACCCGACCATATTTGAAAAGAAATTTGCAGTAACATTGTAAATTCCTGGCTTGACAGTTGGAAAATACTGCCGGATCAGCTCCGTCATTTCAAATGTAATGGCTTGCGTTGGTGTCTCTTGGTCACGCATATACACACGCGCACTAATCAGTCCACTTGACAATGGAATATATGCAGATTTAACCAATCTATTTGTGGTTACTTCGTAAAGATGCATTTCAACGAGTTCCGATGTATAATATGCAAACTCGGCTGGATCAACCTGTAAAACGATTGGGTCCAGCTTATTCGTTGCAAAGCGAAGAACGCCATCGCGTCTTGCTACCGTATCAACATCTTGTTTATAATTCGTTTGTGTAGGCATTATTCAGCAAATTCCGGTTGAAATTCATCATTATTAAAAAATGCGATGTCTTGATCTAATTCTCTAAATTGCTTATCAAATTGTTGTTCAAACACCTGGCGATTTGCCAATGGAGTCGTAACAACAACTACATAATTTTGTGATTGTGTTACCGGAGCAAATACAGTATCCATATACACTCGTGCATTTTTCGAATTCACATCAAATTCAAATTCAGTACCCTTGACCAAACTCTGCGATACCAGGTACTCATCTATTAACCGAGGATCAATCAACGATGGATTGATAACAAAACGAATATCATCGTTAACAAATGTATTGTCAGTTACATATAACGTCTTGATAATTGGTGATCCCATATTACTTTACCCGAAACTCGCCGACACGAATCCATTCTAACTCCGTACCGTAGTCTATTTTTAACCATATTGCATATGTTCGATTGATAAACAACCACGTAGTATCTAACGTGAAGAACGACCCATTCGCGTCACACGATATTCTAGAAAATTCATCTGCTGGAAGCACTGCAGTGTTCGCCGCAACATCACGAATTTCATAATAACTATTTTGTGGTAAACAAAATTTGGCCCTATATCGCTGAGACAGATCAAATACTTTTGGTGGATACTTATCACGAGCGAGAAATCTAATACGAGCCGTCTCCGTCGCATGATATGTACGTTTTAATGTGGTGGTTGCAATCTCAGCAGATGCGGATGGTAATACCACCAATGATCCGGTAACAAATGGTTCGTTATCAACACAAATCTCCAACAATGGACCAAATATTGTATGAGTCTGCTTGCCGAAAAACTTACAGTTAGCTTTATCAATAAGTGATGCTTCAGTGTCATCGTCTAGTTTCAACACAAATCCATAATTGGGAATTGTGGATGATGATATATCAGTTACGATATCAGTAACATCCATACTAACATCAGTCAACGGTTGGTCAACCAGAGTCACTGCTCCGGATACTGATGTGATCCAGGACGATCCTGTTGTAAACCACGCCGCGGTGGTAGATGCTGAGTTCCATGTCGCGCCGTCTTGTACATTTTTGGGGGTCTGGTAAAAGTATGACGTACCTTCCACCCACGATTCACTAACGGGGTATGCGTACAGCGTCTGTGTATTGTCTAAATTACTGGCTGATGCGAAATTAAGTCGTAGCTTAGCAGAAAATCCCGCGGGGAGATCTGCCGGAACAATTGGAAAATATATTAGTCCGCGGACGGGTTTCCAGTCTCCAGTATTTTCTAATTTACCAATTTCTAATATTTCATCAAATCCGGCTGCATTATTTGGATATACTTTATAAATGGAGGTATCTTTTGTCGGTAGTATGAATGTTCTCATGTATCAGTCCTTATTGTGTTGCCGAGCCAATAATATCACGCTCGGGATATCGCACCTCAAAAATACACGGATCCAGGGATGGATAGATAATGCCATCCACCGTAGCCTCTTCAAGATCATATCTATAATTCTGGTAGTCTAACCCATCCTTAAATTGGTATCGATTGAACACCGTTACGTTCTTAATCGATTGCACCCCCTCAACTGCAGCAATAACCAAAGTCAAATCACCCACAATAATTGGTTGCTGTATTTGCCAATTATCAATATTAAAATATTCGTTAATCGCGTCTATACATCTAGCCAATACATCACGCATAATGAAGTTTTTGAACACAAGAATTTCAAAATTAACTCCAATGTTCACCACGAATGCATCCAAAATATTAATCTCATCCGTCAAAATACGATATTGATCCAGATGTAACGCGAGGTTCTCTTTAACAGCAGTATTCAGCGTAGTCAACTTCTTATTCTGATTGTAACCTAACAGATATAGATTGATCGCATTCGGCCTAACTGGGTCATTAACATACGATACGTTATTGTATGGGTTTGTATCTTGATTCTCGGTTCTAGTACTTACATCTGACGTTATAACTTTATTGATTTGGTCATCTTTGATAGCAAATGCCTTTGCCACCGAACCATACTTTGCTGGCATTGATAGAGTTCGAGTCACATAATCACGATAGGTTACAACACGATTTTGTGCATTGAACCATCCAAGCGCGTTCTGACGAATTTCCTCAATACCTAATACATCTGCTCCGCCGGTCGCGGGAGTTTCATTATTGATGGCGATGGACTGTACCGTTGTATTAAAAATAGCCAATTGACCTGAACTTAAATCAGTGGTATCGTTAAGTACGTTGATGGCTCCAACATTAACAATGGTATTGGACGGAACGTTTGATTTAACTCCACCGCCGACTGAGTATACCACGGTCAGCACTGTATTTGCGGGAGCTACGCCAAATGCATCTGATTCTAAGAAATTAATATCGTTCAATGATGTACTTGCCAGATTGGTACTGTACCAATTGTTTGCAATATGACGCGGATCAAGATTGTATAGTTCAGATCCCACTGTACCTGTTCCGGACCCAAACATAAGTTGAAATTCACTGTTATCGCTTATTCGCGTTGTAAACCGTCGTGGTGCCGTCTTTAATTGTGCACGATACAGTGGTGGAACCCCTGCCTCCGCGGAGTAGATCGTCGGGGTGGTGTCATCAAACACAAAATCTTGTGCTAAGAAATCAACTTCAGTCCAATCATTACCCTGAGCATCGGTAACACTAATAACTGAAATGGTGGTGGGATCTGAAAGATTCAATACTAAAAATTTCTGTGGGTCGGTTACTGCAAATTCTTCAATTTTAGTTATACTTGATACCACCCTAATCCGCTTGGTAACCAGGAAGAACGTGGGGTCCTGTGTTCCGCCGTCACGTGCATAAATACTAACTTCCCGGTCAGTTGGATCAGCAAAATCTACAATGTCAACATTACGGAATGTCACTTGTGGTGATGTATTGCTGAAAAATGTGCTATTCACACCGATATGTAACAAATAATCATCATCTGGTTCAAGTTGCGCGGTTGCTGGAACCACTTGAAATAAAGTTGCATCACATACAGATGGTGCTGTCAATCGTGGCCGGTATCCCAGTGATTGTGCAATGCTGATAATGTTCTTCCGTTCCTCAGCGTATGCCAATAAATTTTCTTTGAAGGTATTGTCAATATAGAATGATAATACGTCCCCAACATATGCTGCCATTTCAACAAACATCATACCCGGTGAGGCTTCGTTAAAATCAGTGTATGTATTTGGGAAATATACTTTGGAAAAATCTATGAGAGACTGTCGGTAGTCCAAGAAATCTTTATTAAGATACTTGACCTCTTTCAGTACGGGGGAAGGTTTGCGTGTTATTTTCTGTAGGGCCATGGGATTCTCAGAAAGTTATAATAACTTCGTCTGTTAACGTGGGGACATTTGCCAACCGATACTTAGCATACAATTGAATTGTGTGATTGTCTATATTGACATCCACTTCTTCTGCTATTACTTCCAATAACTCCAAAAATGGCATCCACTTTGCCACCGCATCCACCACCGATAACCGTGCAAGTTCCACCGTTTCTTCAGTCAACGGGTCAAACAAAAACTCATGTATTCTACATCCAAACTCAGGTTGATGGACCCGTTCACCCAATCTGGTAAGAATCAAGTTGATGAAATTACTCTTCAACTGTTCTAACGTGTCAAATCCCTGTTTGAAATATCCGGTGTTTCCACGTTCTAACGGAAGCAAAATACCCAATGCGGTGGTCATGTGATATTATTTGTCCGGCCGTATTTCATTTAACTTCTTCATCAGGCCAGAATAGTCTCTAGTCAATGCTTTGGTTAAGTCAGCACCCTCGGAGGTTGCTCCGGCGGGGTCGATTGATGAAGTACGTAGATTTGCAGTTGTTGCTAACAACGTATCACCTTTAAATTGTGCGCCGATCATTTCCTGAATCTTTGCACGACTCACCCCTGTACGTGGTGCTGGTTCGGGTGGGGTCGAATACTTAAGTGTCTCGGTAACAATATGCGATACCTGTTCATTTACGGCAATATTAATTTCCGACAGGATATCGGGGAGAATGGCTTCAAGTTCTTCCAACACTATACGTTGGATGACAACTTTGAGTTTATCGGCTTGTGTTTGTGTGGTCATAATATCCTCGTGTATACTATAATTAGATATGATTCAATAACTTAGGCAATTTTACAGACAATATCCAGATTTGATTCGTGGTATAGCTCCCCTTTCTGCTATCTCG